ATTCCTGTGAGCAATCTCACGCTTGATCTTGCGGGAGCAGTCATCGACCTCGAGAACGGAAGCGTGTCGTTTGACAAGAACCCGATTCCGCACGTTGGACACCTGACCTTTGGTGTTCGCCAGGTCAACCCCCGTAGTGAGGTGGCTCGCAAGGAAGAGGCCATAGCACTCCTGCGCGCCGGCCTGATGGATCCCGATGCCTTCAAGCTCTTCACTCTGAAGGAGGGCTTGGACTTCGCGATGTGGATTGAGGAGGAGCGGTCGGCCTACGAGATGGGTGTGCAGAACATCCTGGTGCTCTACGGCAACGGTCAGGATCCTGGTCAGGTGGTGTTGACCCCCCACACCGCGCGGCCCGACATCCAGATGCGACTGCTCTCATCGTTCATGTCCAGCCCAGTGATGGCCGTCGCCTCTCCCGAGGTTCAGAACGCTTTCGCTGACTACAAGCAGTCGATGCTACAGTTCATGGGGGCAACCCTGCCCCCACAGGTCCCCTCGCCCGAGATGGCCGCAATGGCCATGGGACCACAAAACGCGCCCCCAGGAATGGGTATGCCGGGCATGCCCCCAATGCAGAGGTAACCAATGGCTACTGACGAGACCACGCCGGAGACGACTGACGAGACCAGCACCCCGACCCCGAACATCATGGACCTGGATACCAGCGTCCGCGTGGGGGGGAAGGAGATTCCGGTTCGCGAGCTGGCAGCTGCGCGCGAGGAGCTCGAAAGGGCTCGCGAGCAGATGGATCAGCTGTCAAAGTTCCGAGAGGCTGCACTGACTGTGATGCGGCAGGACGTTCCTGCCGACATGAAGACCGAGGCTGCTCGCCAGCTGCTTCGGGATGCCGGCTTTCCCGAGCAGGAGATTGACCGGCAGGTTGGCGCTTGGGCCCAAGGCGGCCAGGAAGACGAGGACGAGATGGTTGACGAGAACGAGGACCCCGAAGTGGGGGGACAGGACACCGAAGAAGAGGAGGACGACCAGGACACAGAGTTTGTGGCCCAGTCGATCCTTGACGCCCAGCGCCGCGCTCAGGTTGCTGAGGAAGAGGTCAGGCGGATCAAGGCGGAGCGTCTTGGTCAGCACATGGATCAGCAGATCAATGGGTCTCTTGACGGAGTTCAGGATGCCCGTACACTGTTGGGCAAGCTCCGCGAACTGAACGGCGACGAGGCCGCCAAGAACGCACGGGCTGCCATCGAACGGGACATCCGTCAAACGACACTGGATTTCCTGAGGCAGCGCCGAGATGCGTCTGGCACCTTCAACGAAGCCTGGGTAGCGGAAGAGGCAAAGCGGGCTACGGAGTCTGTGGTTGCCAAGTATCGCTCGGTAATCGGCGACCCCAACCGTCTGGGTCGGGCGCCGGAAACAGCAAGCGGTTCGGATTACTTCGTTTCCCGCAAGCCGGTGCCGGCTCCCAAGTGGAAGCCCGGACTCAAGACCGGTGACATCGAGACGCAGCTGAACGCATACAACTCAGACGTTCTGAGTCGTCTGGCTGCTGGCCTCGATAAGGGAACTGACCGCGTCTGATTTCCCCTTACCGAAGGAACTGATTCATGGCAACTGCATTTAGCTCAGCTGGAACTCTCTTCGATACTCATGCAAACCAGATCGAAGAGATCATCAACAAGAACGTCGATACGATCCTCCCCACCCTCGATCCCGCTTGGCGCGACAGTGTCGTGACCTCGCAGGGCGTGGGCCCGGCCAGTGCGATCGGTCGTGACCTGAAGATCCTCAAGATCTATCGTGGCGGCCTGACTGGCGTCATCGAGAACTCGTGGTCCAAGAACGACTTTGTCCTCTACGGCGACGCCCCGACCAACTTCGGCGCAAAGCTGTACACGCAGGGCAACACTCAGACTTGGCCCGATGCCCTCGAAGGCCCGGTCAATCGTCCGTACCGCCTTGGTATCGGCATGCGCGCCATGCTGACCAACCTCGCGGTCACGATGGGTGAGATGACCGCTGAGGCCACCCCGGCCTTCATCGGTGATGTCATCGCCCCGAAGCTGAAGGGCTTTGCTCAGAACATGGCCCACACGCTGTGCAACTACTGGTACGTGAGCCAGAACGAGAACTACGCTCTGTCGTCGTTCACCCACGCTACGGCTAACTTTACCAACAACGTGGACAGCACAACTCAGGAGCAGCTTGTTTTCACTCCGACGAATGGCGCGATTGACCGCTTTTACGTTGGTCAGCGTGTTGACATCTACGACAACAGCAGTAGCGCTCCTGGATCTACTCGTCAGAACGAGTCAAGCGGCACTCGTCTGAAGCTGTTTGTTGCTGCCGTGGACGAGCTGAAGGGAGTCGTCACCCTTCGTGGTGAGAACTCGTCTCTCTCGGGTCTGTCAGATGCCACCGTGTACTGGGTGGTTTATGCCAACAGCCGTGGTAGTACGTCTCCAAACTACACCGGCATCGCTGGCATCAACAGCTGGATGAAGTTTGGTGATAGCAATGGCTCGACTGACAACGCTACTAACTGCCTCCTTGGTGGTGAGCGTGACAGCAGCAATGCCATCAATGTCAACGTGCACCCTGAGTTCAAGTCCTTCCTGCAGAGCAGCGTCGGTGCCCTGACTGAGCACAAGCTCCGTCAGTACATCCGCCGCTTCCATGCTGCGAAGAACAAGTACGGTCAGACGATCGACTGCCTCATCGCCGCTGATGGCGTGTGGCTGGCCTACGAGGCTCAGAAGATCGGTCAGTACACTCTGGAGCGCACGGGTCGTCTCTCGTCCCTCAACAACGAGGGCAGCGAGGACGGCTTCAAGTTCACCTTCGAAGGCAAGACCTACAACGGCTATACCTCGACCTACATCGAGGACGGCGTGGTCTACGGCCTGAAGAAGGGTGGTGCCAACTGGAAGCGTTACGTCCCGCCCGCCCCGCAGGGTGTGCAGTCGTTCGCTGAGGCCGAGTCGTTCATCCCGTTCAACTTCGTGATGCCCGCCCTGACCGGCATGTCGACCACCAAGTGGCCGATTCTTGCCAGCAACGGTTCCCGCATCACTGAGGCTGTGCAGATGCCAGGCATGCTGCGTATGCAGCTGGTGCCTGACCAGCCTGCTGGTCTGAAGCTGACGGGTTGCAGCTACGACAAGGTGTACTCGAGCTGATCGCTAGGTAGCGATCTTCCTGGAGGGTCCACATAAGTGGCCCGAAAGCGCAAGGGGCTGCAGGTCAGGCGAGGGCCTGCAGCCCCACTTACGAAGAGGCGTACAGGAGAGGCGGTCATTGCCGTCCTCTCCTGTACGCATTCTCCGTTTACGCCCCCCACGGTCCATCGGTGGCTGCTTGACACCCTGGGATCGCTGGAGGGTGTGACCCATCTCGTGCATCTGGGGGACATCTTTGAGGCATCGGCCGCAAGCGTGCACCCCGACGAATCGAAGCACGACCTGCTGGACGAGTACAAGCACGCGGCCAGCTTCTTGGCAAGCCTACGATCTGTCCTTCCTAGGGGGACAGTTTTTCACGCGATTATGGGCAACCACGACGACAATCTGCAGGCTGCGGATCCCCGTCGTATTCCGGCTGCGCTCAGGGGGGTGAGCAACTTCTTGCATGTCGCGCCCTTTGCGGATGAGGCTAAGCACTGGCGATGGACTGAGTATCGGAAGGACCGATCGGGCTGCTTGGAGATTGGCCCCGTGATCTTGACTCACGGATTTGACGCCGGCCGCTCGAGTGACGAGCTAGAGGCGATTCAGTTCTCGAACTTTTGTGGGGGGCACTCCAATCGCCTCGTGGTGCGTGGACACACTCATCGTCCCGTACCACCCACGCAGTGCCGACGCACGGCTGCGATTCCGCTTCCGTGGTGGTACATGAACGTGGGCACGTGTGGCCCACTTCAGCCGACGTGGATGAGACGGAAGGACACATCTCAGTGGGGGGCTGCATTGGGCCTGATCCGGTGTAACATGCGAGCTGTCCCACCCTTCAACGTGAAGGACTGGGATGCCCAGTTACTGAGGATGCCCGATGCGTTCTAATAGGGTGGTCATCCAAAGCTGCGGTCGAATCGTGGATCTTCGCTTTGTCTCTGCAAGCGAACTCTCACGTTCGATCCTGGGCGACTGCGACGCGGGGCGTTCCCGTCGTCGCTATGTGGTGCGGGTGAAGGAGACTCTTGAAGGTCGCCTTCGCTTGGATACGATTGTGCACGAGCTGCTGCATGCGTTGCATCCAGAGCTCGACGAGAGCGTGGTTGAGGACAGCGCTACCGCGATTGCTCGAGTCCTCTGGAAATTGGGCTACAAGCCCCAGGAGAAACAGTCATGAAGGGCATGTTCGGCAAGGCAATGGGTTACGGCAAGAAGGGCGTCGCCGCAATGAAGGCCTCTAAGGCAGTCAAGGGTGCTCGCATTGCGGGCAGTGCTGGCAAGAACATTGCCCGTGGCATGGGCCAGGCTGCTAGTCAAGCTGCTTCGGGTGCTAAGCGCATGGGCAGTAAGGTGATGAAGACCACGCCGAACAAGCTGATGTCCAGCCTGGGCAAGGTTGCTCGCGACCCCAAGAAGATGCGCAAGCTTGGCAAGAAGATTGCGAAGTACGGCGCGGCTGGCGCGGCTGGCTACTACATGGGCAAGGACTAAGCCGTGGCTGAAAAGTGGATTCAGAAGGTTGCTGCAGGCATCAAGCGCCGTGGCACTGAGGGCGTCTGCACTGGACCCAAGTTTGGTGGTCCTACCTGCAAGCCCGGTTCTCGTCGCTACAACCTAGCCAAGACTTTCAAGCGCATGGCAAAGAAGAAGGGCTAAGCGTGTCTGATCGGCCCAAGTTCCAGTTCAAGGCGAAGCACAAGAATCCGCTGGGGGGACTCTCTGAGCTTGGCCGCCGTGCCTACAACAAGGCTACGGGCGGCAACTTGAAGCGCCCTCAGCCTGAGGGCGGTTCCCGTCGCAACTCCTTCTGCGCTCGCATGAAGGGTATGAAGCGCAAGCTTACGAGCGCCAAGACCGCACGGGATCCCAACTCGCGCATCAACAAGTCCCTCAGGGCCTGGAACTGCTAGTGTGGCCAAGGACGCGTGCTATCGGAAGGTGATGGCATCTTACGGGAAGTGGTCTGCCCGTGCAGCACAGGCCACCGCTAAGTGCCGCAAAGCCAGTGGCAATGTGCGGAAGACACAGGCCGGCGCGAACCTGAAGCGTTGGACAGCCGAGAAGTGGGTGGACACCAAGAGCGGTAAGGCATGTGGTGCGGGCGGCAGCAACGAGTACTGTCGGCCCTCCAAGCGGGTGAGCAGCAAGACCCCCATGACGCGGGGTGAGATGAGTGGGTCTCAGCTCGCGGCCAAGAAGGCGGAGAAGTCGCGTGTCGGAATGCAGGGTGCGTTTGGCCGCAAGGTCAGCCCGATTCGACGCGTGGCAAGGAGGCTGAAAGGTGGCTAAGAAGAAGGCAATCAAGTCGGTTTGGTCTAGGGTCAGCGCGAGGCTGAAGCGTGGTCCGCTCAAGGCTAGGCCACTGCTGGGACGTGCGAGGCAGATCAATCCGGAGTTGCCGAGTCGGAGATCTAAGAACCTGCATCCCCTCTCCTACGCTACGCTTCAACGAGTCCTGAAGGCGGGGTCAAAGTCGGCCAAGCCGTTTGCGAACAGGATGCCCCGCCTCGTGAAGAAAGTGAAGCCCTATGGAATCAAGTGAGCCTGCAGAGCCGGTCGTGAAGTTCGAGGTTGTCTTTGACCCGGTTTGGGAGGCATGCGCCAATGGACTGCAGATGGATGGTTCGCGTCATCGGATCCTGCCCGATGGTGACTTCATCCTCTGGGTGCGACGACACTATCAGCGTCCTTCCCTGTTTGAGTACGAGCACCTTGAAACAGGGAACCTCGTGCTTGCTGACTGGATCTACCCCCCCATGTTTGCCCAGGAGCTCGAGTCCTACCCTCCACGAAATCGTCCGTCCCGAGAATACCTAGATGCTCGTCTTGTTACGGCTGAGCAAATGGTAAATCGGGTAAAGAGGAACTTGAGAAAATCTGCAGACCTAAAGCAGCAGATCAAGGAAGCTCGTCATGATACTCGCATGGCTGCTGCTTCTCGTTTGAAGAAGGCAGGACTTGAACTAGAAGCATTGCGTATGGAAATGGGTGCTACGCCTGTTCAGGCTGAGATGGAAGACCCAGAAGGCTTTGGTGTGCTTCATGAAAACCTGAAACGGATCAAGGCTGGCCGCATCTACTCGCATGGCTGAAGAGTTCCCCAACCAAACACTGGTTGCGGAGGGCTTTGAGGACGCCTTCATTGGCTATGCCTGGTGTCTGCACAGGCCGCCACTTGCCATTTATGACCGCAAGAAAGCCCAGCGGGTGCTCATGCGGATGGCCGGGATGACGGAAGAGGAGGCGGATGAGTATCTTCAGTACCACGTGGAGAGCGATTGGAAGGGAGAAGGAACTCCGCTATTCTTGAACCGCTGTTCGATTGAAGAGTTCTTGGACTGGAGCACCTCGGAGTAAGCCATGGATAGCAGCGAATCATTCCTGAAGACCGTGATTGAGAGGCTGCGTGGCTATCTCGACGATGCTGACTTTGAGGCCAAGTACGACGACCAGTACCTGCTTCAGCACATCGTGATGCCCTCCATCGTGGATGTGCAGGCCCGGCTGTCGCTCAACGCGGACAACCCGATTGTTCTCTCCCACACCCTGAGTTTGGTTGCAAATCAGGAATCCTATGTGCTGCCTCCTTGTGTGGGTGAGGTGCTTCGGATTGTCAAGTATCCCGACTCCAACTCTGACGGTCTGCATGACTATGAGTGGAAGCCCCGTGGCTACTTCGCCGTGGGGGGACCAGGCTGGATCCTTGAGGGGAACATGATCTGCTTCCGTCCCTACCCCAAGGAAGCGGAAGACATCACGCTGCACTACCTGTCGAACGGCGACATGCGGCCCCATTACTATGACCACTCAGGTTCCGCTAACACCAGCAAGGGATACCTCACGACGAGCACGACTTTCAAGTTCAGTGACACGCCCACGCTTGGTCTTCTGGACAAGCGTCCTCATGCTTATGCTGGCTCGATCCTTCGGCTCTACGGGGCCACGACTCATGAGGAGCGAGTCGTGCAGTCGTATGACGTGGCCACTCGCGTGGCTACCGTTCGTAGGGCCTTCACCCTTACGACTGCGTTGAACTACGACTACGAGGTTGCCCCGCCCAACTTCCAGTCCATGACCGAAGCAGTGACTCTGGCGTCAGCCATCAAGCTTGGCACGTGGCGGAAGGTCTCGCAGGCCCACCACTCGTTGATGGTTGAGCAATACCGCATGGCGCTCAAGACGATCACCGACAACCTCGCGAACATGCAGGCTCGCACCGGCAAGAGTTGGCAGAAGGACACGCCAGACAATCCGGACTGGAGGCCGTGATGCTTACCTCAGCCGGGTTTAGTCAGGGGATCCAGAACCGAATGTCGTCTGGTTGGGGCCAGTCCATGTCGTTTCCTGGTCCCCCACGAATGACGCTTGAGAATCCAGCCGAGTCTGCTCGTGAGTCCGACATCACGGTTGAGGCTGCTCGATTGAACATCCCCTCAATTCCCGCCCCCAACCTCAGCATCACGAGCAATCCAAGTTACTCATCGCCCGTTTTCAGCTTTACCTCCAACTACGGCAACCCGGTCAATCTGGCGTTTGAGAACCAGATGAACCTGCAGCAGGTGGAGCAGAACGTGCAGTCGATGGTCAACATCTCCAACGACTACGAAGCCCGCATCGCGGCCCTTGAAGCCTGGAAGGCTACGGGAGACACCGCATGCTCGGGCACTACCGACATTCCGGTGTTGGAGGATTGGTATTACGACCCGGCTGTTGATGCCAACAACATCCTGAAGATGAGGTTTAGGCTGCGTATCAAGGACGGCCTTATCACCTCGTTTGATGGGTCTGTAGATTCCAGCACCGCATGTGCCGGTACTACGGCTAATGGCCTTGAGCCAGTCAACACCTGCCCCGAAGGGCTGCCCACCCCGGGTGGTGTGGAGTTTGACGAGGTCATGCGAATCGAGTCGATTGGAACCTGACGATGATCTACCTCAACTCAAGCACAAATCTGGAAGTGGTGCTCGACACCGCCGTAGCCAGCAACCAGCTAACTTGCTACGCCTCGTGGCGTGACACGCAGGTTGGTGAGTTGACTCCGGGGTTCACCTCCACCGACACGAACGGCGCAACCCCCGTGAACTTGGTCGCTGCCCCAGCCGTGGGATACATGCGGGGCATCGACTTCATCGCCATCCACAACGACGACAGCTCGTCGGCTTATGTATCAATCAGTGTGGGCGCTCGGCTGCTTTACAGGGTGAACCTGGCCCCGGACGAGAACCTGCAGTGGACTGACAGCGGTGGGTTTGTGGTGATCTCCGCAGCGGGTACCGTCAAGAGTTCAATCAACCAGATTGCGGGTGCTGCAGACCTTGGCTTCAACATCGTTGTTCTCAACTCAGATGTGGTCAACAACAACGCTGTGGCCAACACGATTGCAGACGTGACGGGTTTGTCGTTTGCAATCACCAACAACAAGTTGTACCACTTTGAGTTCTACTGCTACTACACTGCAGCCGCTACAACTACTGGCTCTCGCTGGGCGGTCAACGCCAGTGTAGGAACCGCTGGTGGTCTTGTAATGACCAGCGAGTACAGTTTGACCACCACAACAACCACGAGAAACGCAACTGTAATGGCTTTTGATAGCCCAGCTACTTCTAATGCCACTAGCGCAGCCACAACTCGAAACTTGGCTACCATGCAAGGCATGATAAAGGCTGATGCTGATGCGGTCTTGATTGCCCGGTTTGCATCAGAGGTTGCAAGCTCCGCCATCACCTGCAAGGCCGGATCCTTCGTGGTCTATCGTGAGATTATCTGATACAGTACGGTCGTGCCGCTCTACGCCTACAACGGCCAGCTCTTCCAAGTGGGGGGCGAACTCGCAGCCAACCAGAACTGCTGCTGCGAGAACGTGTGCATTATTTGCTCCTGTTTGCCAAGCACTGTGTCTGTCGCATACCCGTCTTGGCAGCCGTATGTTTACGACGACTGTTCTGGATGTGGGGGGTCAAACAACGGAAGAATTACAGTCCCCTCAAACACAGTTACTGCATACCTGTGCTGTGTTGATGACAGCTACGTGGTGTATCGCGCAAATGCAGTTTATTTGGGCACGGTAAGTGAATGCTGCGGTGGCTCTTGTATTACGCGTGATGCTTGGCTCACTGTTGCTATTGGAGCTATTTGCGACGGATCCCCGCTATCTTTTAGCGGGTGGCAGTTGTCTTTGAAGGTTGTGCTGTCAAACTACAACACCTCTAGTTGCACCTCATGTGTAACCAGCTTGTCTGCAAGGTCAATTAGTACAACACCTTGCAGCGGAATTAGTAGTTCCTTGGACATTTCAGATCCCGAGTCTTTCTTTACTTGTTCAAATACCTGTACCCCCAGTGGCTGTGTGTTTTGGCAGCTTGAATACACTGCAAGTAGCAATATTTACTCGGTGGATAGTTGCACTCCAACCGGTTCCTTTACTGCAACAATCCCCGGGTTTGAAGACATTGGTACAGTGACCGTCTCGTGATTTCCTGCGACCACTGGTCCCCGTGCACGGTCAAGTCAGGTGGCTGCTGCGCTGCTGGTCACTACGGCGGCCGTCCAAGCCTCGGCACCTGCAATCAGTGTCCCCACCGGGTAGTGGGGGTAGTTCCTCAGGGTGCTGTCCAGAAAGCAGCCCACTTTGTCACGGGGGCGGCCAAGGCTATCAAGGCCGTTACCCTGCCGGAAACTCCGGAGTCTCAGGCTCGACTGGCAGTGTGCAGGGAGTGTGAGGAGTGGACCGGGCGGACCTGCAAGGTGTGCGGCTGTTTCACCACCTTGAAGGTACGGATCCCTAAGGAGAAGTGCCCCAAGGGGAAATGGTGATATACTTTCCCGGTCCCCCCACGTCGGGGGGTTAGGAGATCCACATGGAATCGTTCATCGGTAGCGTCTGGTTTGCTCTGCTCTGCGGCGTGGTTGGTTACGTCGTGGGTCAGGTCCTTCCCATCGGCAAGCTCACGTCGTGGGTCGGCAGCAAGCTGGGCTGATTCTTCTCTGCTCACTTGTTCTTGGGTGTTCGGCCTCCCAGCACATCGCTGAGGAGGCCAACGCCATTTCTGGGCACACCCGCCAGATCCACCGGCTGGCGGAGCAAATCCGCAACACTTCTCAGGAAGTGGAGTCGATTCGCTCCGCTACCGAGATCCAGGCCGAGGCAGCCGCAATCGACAAATCCGTGGGGGGAATCCACAAGGCCCTTCCGGGGGTCCGGGATGTGGTGCCTTGGTGGGCCACCCTCCTGCAGTGGCTCCTCATCGCCCTAGCGGGGGCTGCGGTGGTGTGGATTGGGACGGCCTCTGGGGTGTTCTCTGCCATCCGGGTAGCCATCGGATGGATCCCCCGCCGCAAGGTCAATGAGGCGGAGATGGCTGCAGCCACCTTGGCCCAAGATAAACCAGAGACCCTCCGAGAATGGATCGCCATGAAGCGAGCCTCGGACAAGGAGTTCGACGCCGCGTGGAAGCGCGCTAACCAGGAGACCAAGAGTGCACACTGACGACGTGATCCGGATTCACCAGACCCTGTGCAACCAGGCGCAGGAGTTGATGCGAAAGAAGCAGGCCGACTACACCAACGGGACGGACGACCCCTTCCGCAACTTCCAGTTGGGCCCCAGCATGGGGGTGGGTACGGTGCCCTCCGGCATCTTCATCCGGTTTCTGGACAAGGTGAGCAGGCTGGCTACCTACATCCATAAGGGCCGGTTCGAGGTCAATGAGTCGCTGGCCGACACTGTGGTGGACGCTATCAACTACTTGGTTCTGCTGAAGGCGTCGGTTATTCTGGAAGAAGCCAAGGCCGACAACTATGCCTCCAAGACCGAATAAACCCGTGTTTACCTTCCGAGACATCTGGAACGAAGTGACCCGCACGGGTACCTTTGCTTCGGTGGTTCTAGGGGTCATCATGATCCCCATCGAGATCGGTCGGAGGGACCAGATCTTGACCAGCCAGCAGGTGACGGTCACTGAACTGAAGGGCGTGGTAAGCGACCTAGTGAAGACCACCATCAACCTGGCCGGCACCGACCGGGTGCATGACCGCGATCTGGCCGACCTGCGCAACCGGCTGGATCGGCTGGAGCGCAAGAGTGGCTGACCTAGATACGAACTGGACTTGGAACTTTAGCGGCTCGGTCTCGTCCTCCAAGGCGCAGTCCCGTCCTTCGCTGCCCAAGGAGACTGCTTGGGATCTGGTGGGCTTCGACGGGAACCACGTGGGGGGACTCCGCCCTCATCCGGGGTTCACCAAGATCGACACCTTCACGGTTCAGGGAACGCTTGTCAACGTGTTCCCAGTTACGTTCCTTCGGGGTGCAACGAACTATGGGTATGGGCATGTCCTGGTCTACACCAGATCGGGCGACACCTACTTTGATCTTCGGGGCTACAACGGTTCAGGGTTTACTACGGTCAACCTTAGGACGATTTCGGCGACAAGCCTTGAGGTAGATGTTCAGACGATTGGGCGATTCATCTTCTGCTTTGCTCGTGGCTATGCGCCCTCGCTGCACTACACGAATGACACCGGCGGTATTACGGTAACGAGTGTAAATACCGCTGGTCCGGGTGCGGCGCCAACGGCTGCTTCGATTGCTACCAACCATACGGGAGCGACCGCGCCAACGAACGCGCAGGTGTACGCGAGTCAGGCTACAGATCTTCAGGTGCTGGCTTGGGATAAGTCAACTTACTCTGGTAATACGCTCTCGAAGGGTCGATACTCATTTGCTGTTCAGTACATGAGCACGACGACGGGCCGCAAGACTCAGATCAGCAAGAACACCGAAGTCTTTCTATGGGAGTCGGCTACTGGGTCTGGTTATACTGGTGAGGTCTATTTCTCTGTTGGGTACAAGGCGGGATATGACAAGGCTCTGATCTACCGAACGGTCAACCAGGGGACGAGTGGGACTGGAGGTTACTCCGGTGCTCCCATGCACCTTGAGGCGATTGTGAATGTGCCGGGTTCGGGTAGCTACACGGTTGCGTCTGTGACCAACAAGGACCGGGTGTTGGTGTACAAGGATGTGTATGTTGAGCGTGGGAACCTCGAGACTGAGATGCCAAAGGGTGGCGTTGCTCAGTTTCTGGATGGCACCCTGCTCATCAGCCGAATCTCCGGAGCGCCCACCACACCCTCGGAAACGACGCCGCTGGCTCCTCCTAGTGGTCTAGGCGAGCTGCGCTGGTCCTCCTTGCTGGAGACGCTCCCGGAGAACTTCAGTCCGTTCGGGCGGTGGGTGCCTCAGACTCCAGGGAATGAGATCATTGGCATGCGCAAAGTCGGATCATTTATGATCGGATTTGGGCAGGACCGGATCTACCACATCCGCCGGCAGGGGGCGTTTGCCCGCATTGAGGAGATGCATCCGGGCTTCGGCTTGGCCTCAACCTACGGGTTGGAGTCGGTCGGCAACCTGGTCTACTTCGTCAGCAACAAGGGGCTGAAGGCCATTAGTGCTGAGGGTCAGATTGACGACGTGCTGGGCCTCAACCAGCTCATCCTGCAGAACTGGGTGGGTACGGTCAGCCAGGTGAACATGGCTTATGACGCCAACACCATGTGTCTCTATACCTACCGACCCACCCAAACGGAGACTGGGGCTACGGGACACGCGGCTCTCATGTGGTTCTCCACAAGCCGGCTCACCGAACTGGTAGATCTGCCGTTCCAGTTCCTTCGTGGGGGGAACTGGAACAACGCATCCGGGCGTCTGGAGCGACGTGCAATCTTCTACAAGCCTCAGTGTGCACTCAGCGCTACTCGCGTTGGCGTCGGGTATCAGGAGTGGGCAGCCTTTGTTCCAACTAGCGGTTCCAATGAGACCAGTCGGAACAAGATGCTGCTGGGTGATAACGCCCGATTTGCAGCTTATGACGATCCAAATGACGGGGGGTTCTCCAATCTTGACCCGTCTGGAGAGTTTGGTAGTGATGCCAACTTCTACGGATGCGCTGGCTATGTCACAAGCATCTCGTCCTACAACGAGAACATTGCCACAATTCGAGTAGGAGACAAGGTTGCACTCACGAATATTGCCACCGGATTCAACGAATTTGTAGGAATGATCTCACCCGCTCCGGTCTACATGCGTTGGACCGGCTCAAACCTTGGCACGGAGTTTCAGCCGGGGGCTGGGGAATACAAGGAGTTTTTCAAGGACAAGCAGGTGTCAAGTGTCGGGTGCTACGTTGAATACAACCTAAGCACCGAGCCCATCACCCTTGATAGTGGGTCTCCCTCAACTCCGGTTGTGGTGCCCTATTGGATGTGCGAACTCTACAGGGGATCCCGACCGATTGGGCCAGAGTCGCCTGGATTAGTGGACAACCAACCGACTGCTGGGCCGGCCTATCCGTTTACGAGGCTGACGAGCGCTAACGCCATACCCACGATCGCTAAGTGCTTTGGGCCCACTATTACGGATCCGGAGGACGTGCCTAACGCCTCGTTCGGAAAGCATGGCGTGGTGGGGTCTAGCCTGTCTCCCTCGTGGGTGTGCTTCTGGCCGGGGGTCGATATCACCCTGCTTGCTTTGTCGCTAAAAGGCAAGATACTGGACACCGACAGGAGATTCGTCTAATGAGCATGTTTGGACTTCCTGCAGGAATGAATCTTGGAATGCTGTCTGGTCTTTTTGGATCACAGCAGCCAATGTCTGTTAGTCCATTTGGTGCTCAGGGCGGACCTAATCCGCAATACCAAGATGCAATGGGGAAGTACCAGAAGGAACTTTCTGACCTTCGCAAGCAGGCTGAACGTGCTGGACGGCAACTAGTTGGAGAGGCTTCGAAGAACAAGAAGTATCTTCAGGAGAGTGTTGGCACTGCAACGGGTCAGGAGCAAGCCCAGTTGAGAGAACTTCTTGGGAATACCGTCATGCCTCTTGGGCCTCAGGGCATGTCTCCACGCAGTCAGTATTACACGGACATGCTTCCGTTTGTTGATCGTTACAATCAGCTTCGAGATCAATACCGAGCCATGGGATTGAGGATCTAATATGAGCAGCTTTAGCAACCCATTTGGATCTCCGTTTCAGACGACAAGCTCGTTTACCTATGGTCTTGCTGGAGGGCAGCCCGGCTCGATGACGCCGGGTCAGATGTTTGAGGCTGGTCGTGCGCGACACAACGAGACAGAGGCACAGCGTCAGGCCCGTGAGAGCCAGATGGCTTTCCAGGATCTAATGGGTGGTTTTAGCCCACAGACCCTAATGCAGCGGGGCGCGGCTGGTCAACTGGGGGGACACCACCTCCTGGGCGCCGTGGCTCTGGATGATCTTGCTGCTCGACAGGCTGAGCAGATGAACTACGGGAACGTCATGGATGCTGCCAATCGCATTCGTGGTGCTGCCGAGAGCGGAGCTTCGGCTGTTCAGACGGCTGGCGTTGCCGATCTTGCTCGCATGCGTCAGATGGGTGAGGAAGCGATTGGGCTTGCTGACAAGGGCTTTGTTGATCTGCAGAAGCAGATGGGCGACGCCATGAGTCGCTACGACCGCGACTATGCCCAGGCGCGTGGAGACCAGCAGCGGGCCATTAGTGAGTTTGGTCAGGCGATGGAGGCCCAGCAGAGCGCGGTGTCTCAAGCTGTTGCACAGCAACAGGCCGAGCGGCGAGATCAGCTGGCTGCCCAGATGGGTGGCGCGATCCCCGGTACCGAAGGCCAGTTCCAGGAAGCCTCACGCCAGATGCAGGCTGAGGCTGATCGTCTGAAGTTCAAGAGCCTGACTGACATTTCGGTTGAGAAGGAGCGCACGACTGCTGGGCTGCAGCAGACGCTTGCTGGCATGCAACAGCGCAGTGCGGAGTTCCGTTCGGGTCTGGGTCAGACGGGTGCTCAGATGGGCTATCAGGCTCGTATGGGCCAGCAGCAGGCTCGTCAGTTGGCTGCTGGTCTCTATCAGGCCTCTGCCCAGCAGCAGGCTCAGGCCGCACAGGCTGCAGCCCAGCTTCGGCTAAGCGGCCAGAACACGGCAGCCAACTACATTTTGGCTAGGCCGTTCAGTCCGGTCTCCCTGCTGCAGACCATGATTACTGCCATGAATGCCCAGCGTAACGTGGGCCGCTCCCAGTTTGGGGTGGCCAGCGGCGTCTCGGCCCCCATGGCTGGGGCCCAGTTCGGTGGTGGCGGCATGGGTGCTGCACCCCGTCGATCCCGAAGTTCTCCTGCGGGTGGTGCTGCGGCTAGCCCGGCTGCTCCCTCCCCAGTTGGTGGTGGGGGGACTGGCCTGATGGGTGAGGCCGATGCTCGAAGGTTGTTTGGTAACACCGGAGCGTTTGATCCAGGAGCCGAAGAGTATCGCGCTCGACAAGAGTTCCTGCGGGGCCGAGGGTTCTACCAGTCATGAGTCTTCAATCTCCATTCGGTCCTGACATCAACATGCAGCTCATGGCCCTTCAGGGTCAGGGTGGTCCTTACATTCCCCAGCGCGATCCGGCGGATATGGGCAGCCGAGAGCAGTTCATGCGAATGCTGTCTGAGACGCGAGACGCCGAGGCTCGTGCCTATCAGCGTCAGCAGGAGAGCGAGGAGCGTGGGTTTGGTCGTCAGCTTGAGTTGCTGAAGGCTGGCACTGGTGAACAGGCCAAGTTACAGCAGGATCGCATGGCCCTTGAGCAGCAGGCCAAGGAACGATTCATGTCTCAGCAGCTCGAGCTTGACCGGGAGCAAGATGATCTGGAGGCCCAGATCGCAATCTCCACCGGAGAGGAGCGAGCTCGTCTGACTCAGCGGCACTTCGAAGTCAAGCAGAAGAATGAGGAGATGAAGTCTGCAATCTCCCAGTCTGAGGCTACGGCTGCAGGTCTTTCAGGCATGAGTAAGACTCAGCGTGAGACTCTGATCCAAGGTCTTCGTACTACCTATCAAGCCTTGGAAGCCCAGACCACTCGAGGCATCAGCGAAGCCAACACGATTGATTTTAGTGCTGGCTTGAAGAATGTTGTGGAGTCTGCACGCAACAAGGCTACCGGTGCTCTTGCGCCCGGTGGAGGCATTCCAGGTATTGCTTCATACTCTGACCTGCACTATGCGGCTCAGGATCCAGAGTTCATGACAGCCTTGGCAGCAGTTGTTCCAGACGAGGTCCTCAAGAATTTTGCTGCTTCTTCTGGTGAAGGTGGCGTCGTTGGCGCCATTGCTCGCTTTGGCATTGAAGGTCAGGAAGGACTCCTGAAGCCTGGTGGCACCATTGCCGACCGAATCAAGGAAGCACAAGCAGCCGCTTCTGTTTCTGGCTCGAAGTCTCGCGCGGTAGCCAGCATGCTTGGTGGCGACCTGGCCAGCAAACTAGGTATTGATCGTGAGGCGATGACTGGTCTGTTTGCTGATCTGGACATGCTCAAGATTGCCACGCAGTCTGGTGATCCGGATCGGATCAAGATGGTAAAGGACCGAGTGCGCAACAGTCTGACCAACATTGGGTCGCAGAACGGATTTGGTCAGGAGGGCATGGTTGAGTTCTTCAAGGCTGCGGCCAAGAGTTTGAAGGAGGGACCCGCTAATGAAAAGGGCGTGTCCGCTCCTCGCTTTGGTGCGGTGACTGGAGAGGGAACCAATCAGGATCTCATCAACGCTCTTGGTCGTGGCTTGGGCGAGGAACTTGAGTCAATGGCCACCCTAGTTGGCACGATCTACGGATCTGGAGAGATTCAGCGGGCTGGCGACTACAAGCGAACGATTGATGCGATCGACCAAGCTTTCAAGCCAAGCGGTCCCGATAAGGAAGTCCTGATGGACGAGAAGCGATTTGCTGCCCTTCTTGAGCCCTTGCTGGGTGGTGGCGCAAACCTTGCGCAGTCGCAGTACGGTTTCCTTCGACCCGACCTTCAGGACGAGGTTCGCGCGTTGTACGCCACTCTGGCCGACCTTAGTGGCCAGAACCGGATCACTACTTCGCGACAGAGTGATCTGGCCAAGTTCCTGGCTGATCCTGCAAATGCCCAGTTGCTCAATCAGGATGTCATTGAGCAAATGTCCCAGCTTGCCGGAGCCAGGGCGGGTCAGGCTAAGATGAAGTCGCGTAAGTCTGTCGTCTCGCCCACCTCCCCGATCCCGCGCGCCTTCCCGTGAAATCCGATTCCTCGCCCGACTGGAAAGCCACTACCACCACCCTAGTTGAGAACCACCGCAGACTGGGGTACGGCTATGTTTTCCCACTGCAGGGCTGGACCCAAGAGACGGTCCCCGACCTGACCGTGGGGGGACAACAGGCAACCCCAGTGGACGTGGGCGATTCCGATCTGGTCGTGGGGGGCCGAGATGTGACCCAGAAAGTACTGCGAAGGTGGCTCTGGGATCTGCGGGATAGCCGGGCGCTGTCCCCCCATCGACTCGGTCGGTCGGTCGTGTGGCACCTGTGGGATGAGGAGTCCCAGGAATCGGTATTCGGTATTGCCGCATTTACGCGTTATGATGTGGCCCAGCGACTCGAGAGTCTTCGGTCGCATCAGGAGATGCTGACTCATGGCGAAGGGTAGAATCAGAGGCGCACTCGGAAGCGCCGGCAAGTTTGTGGGTGGCAACCTGGCTGTCATGGCCATGTTCTCGCTTCTCGGTCCCTACCTCGACCAGATGTTGAATGGGTCTCCTGAGGCTGGAGGGATGCCTGAGGGTGGTGAGGGTATGGGTGGTGGTCTGCCCCCAGACCTCCTGGATGCTCTCATGGCTGGCCAGTCCGGCGGTGGCATGGGTGACGGTGGAGTGTCTGGGGTTGAGCGAATGCTGCGTGCGAGGGAGATGCAGAACCAGCTTGCGGGAAGTGGTGGCGCTGCGTATGGCAGCTCATTCGCCATGCCAGAGCGCACGATTAGCCCAGAGCTTTTGAGCTTGACGGAATCCTACAGGGATCAGATTGCTGGCCTCTCACAGCAGACCCCTCGTGGATTTGCTCAGCTCATGGCTGAGAGGGGTTACTACTAATGGCTCGTCGCCGTCGTCGTGGTCGTGGAAGGAAGCCTGAGCCAACCCCGACTCCTCCAGAACCAACTCCGCCAACACCTGAACCTGCAGGTGAGGAAGCTAAGGTGGGGGTTGGAGACGCTAGCGTTTGGCCAGGTCGCGAGAGACCGGGTCGGGGTAAGTACTTCAACAAGCTGAGTGGCCGGCTGAGGATGGCCAAGCGTCGGGGTGGACGCCTTGGTCAAGCCATTGAGCTAGGCACGAGCTTGGGACCTCAGGTGATCTCTGGCCGTGGTCTTGGCTTGGGTGCTGGTCGGGTGGGGGCTCTTCGAAGTCTGGCTGGCTTGGGCGGCCTGGGTGCTTTGGCCTACCTGGCAGCTGATCCGGCATATGACTACCTGACCAAGGAGACTGACGTGTTTGGTCCGGGTCTTCGTACCCGAGAGCAAGCGCGGATGAATTCGGAGGATGTGCTTCGCAGGCAGAACGACCTGTTCAGGGGCAAGCAGATTGCGAGCATCATGGAGAACGCTCGCATGCAGCAGTCCATCCAGGACAATCTGCAGAGGGTTGCACAGAACAACCCTGCTCTTTACAATCAGGTCTCAGCTGGTCGCCGTCTGCCTCGAGGGGCAGTGGTGTTGGGCGGACAGCCTCGGCAAGATCTTCTGATGGAGCTGGCGCGTGCAATGGACAGCGGCGCATTCCAGCAACCAGACCCGCTGTCCGACTTGATTGGATAACCCCCCATGCCCGTCTCTCTTCTTACTCAGAACTACCCCAACGACTTTCAGGTTGTCACTATTCCCAATGTCAGCGCTGTTCCTCACGACCCCACTCTGATTCTCTACGCAGATCGCGACTTGGTTATTGACCAGATCGTGGTTGGCGTGCATGCTGTTGGTGGAACTGATGCTGTTCTGTCGTTTGAGTCCACTACAGACATTGACAACAGCGCTGCTGCTGGAACCGTTTTGGCTTCCGTGAATGTTGACACCGCCAATGTTGGTGCTGGCAATACGATCGTCACCAGTACACATGGGGTGACTCGACGAAACGATACTGGCGCTCTTCAGTCTGGCGCGACTGGGACGACTGTCATCAACTCTGCTAACAACGTGATCCCCGCAGGCTCTTGGCTTATCATTGATAGCTCGGGCACCACGACTGGAACTCGAGTTTCTGTTCAGGTTCGGTTCCGCAGTCAGCTGGCTTGAGAAAGGAACACGAAATGGCGAAGAAGAAGGGCGGCAAGAAGTGCGGCTGTGGATGCGGTTGCAAGTGACGAGACACTGATCCCCCGGAACGGGCCCCGGATGACGCGAAAGCTCTCCGGGGCCTTTTACTGACAGCACCCATATGGCAACTCAACAGCCTCCATTCGATGAAGAGGGGTTGGCCCAGTTTGAGCCAATCCGCATGTACGACGCCCCTGGCGTCATCTTGGATCAAATCCTGTCTGGCCGGGGGTCGGCGGCTTTGGCCATCCGGACGCTGGCTGACTCTCCTAGTTTGTCCCCCCTCGAGAGGCAGGGGATCTCGGGCCGGGTGAAAGAGGCGGTCGGCCGGAATCCGGTGACCGATACGATCGTTGATCTGGTGACCAACCCCTTTGTGCTGCTGTTAGCGCTGACCAGCCCAATCACGGCGAAGCAGATCATGCGGAACGGGGGTCGTCTGATTAGCTCAATTCCGCAGGGTGGGTTTGGTAAGAAGGCGATTGACATCGCACGTTCCTCCAACCTCCTGGGCCTGAGCAACTCGGTCAACAACCGTGGCATCCTGTCGGTGTTGCAGCGGGCACAGAAGCGGTTTGCTGATCTTGTCAACCAAGAGGCTGACCTTGTGCACACGCACGGGTACAAGATTACTCAGCATCTTGAGCAGAAATACAAGACGAACATCACCTCGCTTGATCCAATGGACTACGCACCAGGTGCACTCCGGGATGAACTGAAGCTGTTGGGTGCAACGATCCGGGCGTACCACGAAGGCCGTGATGTTCCAAACTACATCCGCAAGTCAGCTGCCGGCTTGAGGCCTTCGATGAAGACCGTCATGCGGGACGGTAGCGAGAAGTGGAACCTGGGCCAAGAAGGCAATATCCACATGGACCTCGAGCAGGTTCTCCGCAATCGACGTGGGGGGATTAGCACGAAGGCGGTGCAGGTCAGGTTTCCAGATCCCACGGTGGACCTGAAAGGAATGCACGAGTCCTACATGAGGGCTCGTGATATCAAGGCCAGCACCTTCATGTACAAGGGGAAGGAGTATCGAGTCCCCCCACAGTTCGATGTTACGGAGACCGTGCGTGTGAAGGGTGTGGGCCCCCGCACCCTGCGGCATGAGATCGCGGACTCCGCGAGTGCGTTCCAGCTGCCAACGCCAGAGGCCATTCCACCCAGCATTCCCGTAAGGCAGGTGATTGGGCAGGAGGAGAAGCAGAGGCAGTGGCACGCGCAGGGTACCTACAAGCAGTGGCTTCAGGGGTACGCTGGTGGTGCGGGGTTGGAGTACGCGAACGGCATCCGGGATATGTACCGCAGGCGGTGGTACATGCTGGCCGGCAAGGAGTCTGCTGCGAATGAGGCGCAGGCTATGGCCGGCAATCGGTTTGTGGTGGATGAGGACAAGGTGCTGAAGCTCTATCAGCACATCTCCAAGCTGAAGGACGACACGGCATTTGGTCTGCTGGATCCCGACCTGGTAACCATGGTTCGCAAGGGCCGCGTGAGTGACCGCGAGTTCAAGGGCTATGTGCGCCAGGTCGTGGAGATGAACAGCACTAATCGCTACGCCCCCCGGAACGACTTCATCGAGATCCGCAATGGGAAGCGCATTGATCCTCAGTCAGAGGAGGCAATGGCTGCTCGGGTTGCAAGCATGCGGGATCCCAAGAACCGCACGATGGGAAGCGCGATGGCGAAGAAAACGCCCAACGCGCAGCACTATGATCCCGAGGACCTGGAAGTTCTTGAGGCTCAGTTCGGTGGCAGCCAGGGACTGAAGACCGAGATCAAGGCAAGCCGGGACTACGCCACCGCCGCGAAGGAAGAGCCCACCTTCCTCACGATGAACACCGCAAGACAGGCGAGCAGGTATGCCCGTGAGTCTGCGGGCAACTACGCGCTCTACATCGACCAGGTGCCAAAGGACGTGATGGCGATCTTCAACGCGGAGGTTCGCCGACTCAACAAGCAGGCTGGCATGCTGGATGCGCGGGGCCGACTGAAGGAGACGGTGGGTACGAAGGAGACCTATCGCGAACCCCTCAGCATGGGCCAGACTCCCAAGTCGATGTACGACGACATCATGGAGGGACGCAGCCGGGGTGGTGAACCCGTGGGGGGATACAACATCAACGACCTCCTGGAGGCAGGCATGCGTCCGGGTAGAGAAGCGGCTGAGACCATTCAGTTCATGCGGGAGTTCATGATCCCACGGCTGACTGGACAGCCGGGCGCGACCATGAAGAACATGCTGTCCTACCGGGCGCTGCAGTCTGCCAAGTCAACGGCAGAGTGGCTATCGAAGTCCCCGATGTTCAACTGGGCCACCGATCCAAACACCCTGTTTGGTAGGGCAAAGGCAAGCATGGAGTCGTTTGCGGCCGCGCCTGCCTCGCTGGCTTCGGCAAGAGCGATGAGTGGTGGAATTGCAAGCTATCTGTATAAGACCCACCTCTCGCTCAACATGTTCAGCGTGTTGGGTCAGATGCTTCAGACTCCGTCCTTCCTGCTGCCCACGCTGGGTGCTGATGCGTGGTGGGCTGGGGTAAAGAAGGCGGGACAGCAACTCAACGCGTATGCGAAGGAACGTGCAACCCTGCCTCCCAACATCGCGCAGGCCGAGCGACGCGCGTTGTTGCAGAAGCACATTCCGCTCTCGAACGTCGATGGCCGCGACCTGCTGTCGATCACGGATGACCTGCTTGACTCGATTGACGGGAACATCATCAAGAGCCGGTTGCAGGCGCAGCGTAGGCCAGGGATGCTGGAGTGGGCGCTGCTTGAAGCACCTATGAAGTTCTTTGAGAAGGCTGAGGTGTTCAATCGAATCGTTACCGGCGAGGCGACGCAGTTCGCTCTGCGACGGGCAACGATGAAGCCAGGTGCGGGTGGCATCATGAGCTACCGACGCGGCGTGGTGGGGGGCGCCGTCAACGAGATGGATCAGATTGAGCAGATGGTTGGCTTCGTGAACTACGGAGCCACTCCGCTCAATACGCCGATGGCGCTGGCTTCTCCGTCCAATCCGCTGTTCGGCATCATCAATCTGGCAAGTGCCCCTATTCGGCAGTTCGTGACGTTCCCCCTGCGCAGCATGCTGTACCCCATGACGGTGTCCCCGATTCTTGGTGGGGGCAAGCGCGAGTTTGGCTTTGGTCGGTTTGGTGGACCGTCGTGGGAGATCAACGCGACGGTGGGCGACTTCATGCGGATCATGGGTACGGGTGCCGTGATCTATGAGGTCGGCAAGAACATGCTTGGCTCTGACCTCTCCCAGCAGCTGGGTGGTCAGGCGATTACGGATTACCCGCAGAAGATCCTGAGCGGCAAGGTGGGCGACCTGTTGCCACCCATCATTGATATTCCCTTGGATGCTGTCACCGGGATTCTGCAGTTTGATGATGAGAAGCTGGGAAACACGGTGGCCCGGTTGGTGCCCTCGGGTGTGGCGCTTCAGCGTTTGAGCTACATGTTGCCGAAGCTTCCTGACCTTCCGGGTGTGGAGATCCAGAGGGAGTATGCGGACTGGGGCTCCATGCGGGAGGATGGCACCGTCCCCATCTATCGCTCCGATGGAACGCTGATGGAGTTCAGAGGGGGGATCGGCACCATCCTCCGTGGCATTGGCGCGGACATGGGCAGGTTCAAGGACGACCGTGAGGCTGTGGCATTCCTGATCCGCAATCGGGATCGGATGACCCAGATGAAGTCGGAGTACAAGAATGCTGTCCTTGCCAACTCCTTCTCGAAAGCCAAGTCGATTGAGATGGAATTCAAGAAGGCGTTTGGCATGCCCATGAACGTGCAGCAACAGGAATGGGATCGAGCAATCGAGGCACGTGAGCAGTCTCTGCTGGCCCGTCAGATCGAACGGCTACCCAACGCGTTCGAGCAACAGTACCGGCAGGTGCTTGGTACTGGTTACTCGTCGCAGCTGTCGCCGTTCTCTTCCGGGTTGGTCCCCCCATCGACTGGGGGCATCGAGCCGGAGTAGTCGGGTGGCGTGAGCAGCATGCGAAGCAAAGCTTCGGCTGGCTGACTCTCGATCCACCTGACAAACAACTTGGCTGGTCCGTCTGCTCCTTCACGAACCAGCCACTCTCGGTAGAGAACACCGAGAAATCCGATGAAGACTCCGGTCTCCTCGATCCGCATGGTGTGCACTGCCTGGAACGCACGGATGCGTTCGGCAAAGCGGGCCACCATCGACTCGCTGAGAACCAGTCGTCTTCGCAAATCTTCCAGGGTGTTGGCTTCCACCCGTCGTTGTAGCCGTGGCATGCTGTGCTCCTTGTCGAGGACGACTAGATGGTAGCCGACTTCAGGATGTCGCAGACGATGGGGACCACGCTTGTGGCATCTGGGACATTGAAGCTGTTTGAAGCACCAAAGCCCTCGATCATGGTCACGCGGTGGATGCGAGACCCAATGCCCACCCCCACAACCGGATAGGGCGACTGTCGGCTCATCCAGTTGAGAGTCTTGGGTGAATCGTGATACCCCTTCGTATAGGCTTTGTCGCAGTCCTGATTGCTCGCAAGATGTCCGTGAAGATCAAAGTCAGGGGGGAAGGACACGCCACAGGGCTTGCCATCGGTGACCATGATAATTCCCTTGCTGGCATGCGAGTCTTCCATATCCAGCCGGCGGATCATGTGGTGCAGAGCCACGGTAGCTGGCGTGCCACCGTGATGCTGAATGTAGTTGAGTTCGTCGGTGGTCTGGAACTCGGCAATGCTGCAGATGGTGGTCTGGTTCTTGTCGCGATCCACGTGGTTGCTGACTGCAGAGAAGCAGACGGGGATGAGCTTCACGTTCTTGTGGTTCTTGGAACCCTCAATGATCGCGTGAAGAAAGCCAAGGGCATTTGGCAACAGGTTGACCATGCTGCCACTCACGTCCATCATGATGCCAAGGACCACACTACCAGCTCCAGCTTCTGGTGGACGATCAAACACATGAGCGTCCCCCCAGCCTGCGAGCTTGTGCAGGGCGCCCTCATCCAGAACCCCGTCCAACTGACCGTGATCGTTGGCAGGTGGGTGAGCAACACGCCACACTGCAGAGGCGACCTCCTCCGTAAGTCGGTTATTAGGGGCGTAAAGCCGCAGTTGTTGGGGGGACACAAACTCAGGCTTAGCTGTGCGGGGTGCGGAGATGTAATCCTGAGCCAGCCCAAAGACTGCTGGGACCATGGTCTGATTGGTGTCCTCATCTTCCACAGACTCTTGGCCGTCGCTTGGCCGACACTCAATCATGTGGTCCTTGCTGCTGTTGGCTTGAGACTCCTCGACTGGGTTCACGCCAACGACGAGCTTGACTTTGCGGGGAGCCTTGCCGTTTGCGTTGGGATCGAGGGACAGGATGCCACGAATCTCGGTCATCATCTTGCCAAGCTCGACGATCTGGGTGCTTGGGTCTGCAGCCAGCAACTCGGGCCAGTACCGCTTGACCACGCTTGCTGCCATGTCGAACTGTGGAAGCTTGGGCAACTTCACCCGATGGCCACTGGTGTTGGTGTTATAGGCCAGTGCTGTGAAGAACCGCTCGTACTCGCTGTTGCCAAAGGCCTTGCCATCCAGGAACTTCTGGACTGAGGTCTTGCTATCCAGGATGGTGGACTCGTATGACTCGAACAGTTCTGCCCAACCCGGCCACTTGTCCAGGATAGCCTGGCGATGTCGGGTGGTGCAGAGCGCGGCCCAAGTCTTGAGGAACATGTCGCAGTGCAGGTGATACTGCGGTTCCTTGTGGATGTTGAGCGAGACCATCGCCATGTTCTGTGCTTCGTGGTATCCAAAACATCGGTCTCCTCTCGCCGCATCGTTGGAATTGGCGTTGTCCACCAGAGCTTGGATGCACCTGTAGTTCAGTTCCAGTAGCGTATTGTTGTTGAACTCAAGCGCGTCCAGTCCGATGGCTGTCACCGCATCCACTGCAGAGGCAAAGTCGGGGGCTGAAGCCATCGTGGCGTAGGGAATCACGATGGTCTCGGGTGAACCAGGGGTGGTGAGAATCTCGGTCTTTCGAGCCTCAATGAGCCCGTGGCACAGCTTCATGTCCGGGTTCTTCAGTATCTCCTCCTTCTCCTCGTCGGAGCTGAGGTAGATGTGTCGGGCTTGCTCAATCGCGCTACGGAAGTAGAACGGCGCACTGCCAAAGCCCGACTGGTTGTAGGAGCCAGAGAGGCGGAAGGTCACCGGATTCTTGATCCAGAGATCCCATACCTCTGCTGCCTGCTCCAGAACAAACAGCGCGGAGTCGGGGTCCACACGCTTAGTCTTGGTGTTCTCCTTGTGGAACCCATAGTCAAACGTGTTGTCGAACCAGTCATAGATCTTGTTGAACATGGGGGTAGCTCCGTGGGGGGATCAGAAGGGCAAGGTGGAATTGGAGACCTGAACGCTGCACCCCTCAAGAATGTTGGGGAACTTGCCAATGAGCAAAGCAGCAAGAGCCGAACGCTCCGCGGGATCCGCACTGGAGTTGAGGATGGTGTACTCCAGAGACTCCTGACCATACCGAGCCAGGTCGTGAGCAGCAGCCAGCACCCGGCGTGTGCTGAGGGCGCGCACGTTGGAGCTGGACTGTCGGGTCTTGGCCGCGATCTCACACAGCGCCTCCGCCCACTTGGTGTCGAGCGTGGGCACTCGTCGAGTGAGCAGGGCCAACTCATCCTGCCGGTTGAGGTAGGACATCTCGATGACGCGCGTGAATCGCTCGTCCAACGCTGCGTCCAGCGGGCCGGCGCCAACGTAGCGGGAGCCAGTGTTGGTAGTAGCGATGAACATGGTGTTGGCACCGACCGTCACGGCACGCTGACGCTCCTCGATCCACGCACGACGGCGATGGTCGAGCAGGGGGAACAGGCCGTTGAGGACGGAGGAGGATGCGCGGTTCAGCTCGTCGAGGACCACAACGTAGTTGCCGGCCTCGATGGCCCGAACGAACTCAGTGTCCTGCCACAGGACGGCGCCGTCCTTGACGGTGCGGAATCCGAACCAGTCGCGGGGCTCGCGGACCACGGCGCAGTCCATGATGAGCAGGGGTCGGTTGGTTTCCTGGGCGATCCACTGGCCAAGGCTGGTCTTGCCGCAGCCGCTGGGGCCAGTGACTCGCAGGTTCTCCGTCGTTCGGGACTGTGCGATTCCCCCCACGATCGTCTTGATGCGTGGGCTGAGGGACATGTCAACCGGCTCGGGGGGTTGGGTGGGGGTAGTGAAGAGGTCCACTGGGATCTCCTTGGGTGTGGGGGGACGAATGGCTTCGGTAGCGGGCTTGAACTGTGCGATGTAAGTAGCCATGGGTAGCACTCCGGGGGTAGGGGTTAGAGGCCCACCCAGAACTGGTAGCACTGGGGGGCAAGTACGCGGACGGCCCACGGCACACGCCGGGGCAGGAGCAGACGATCAACCAGAGGCTGGCCGATCAGAGCGTCCATCCGGGATCGGATGGCGGTAGTAAGCTGGAAAGCGAGGTAGCGGGGTATGCCACCCTGCAGGCTGCCTGAGAGGTCTACGTCGCCCAGGGGAAGGAAGTCCCAGGGAGGAGCCTCCGTAGCCCTCAGCCACCTGACCTGTCGATCTGGGGGCACGGGCGGGCCCTTGGTGGCCCAGCCAAACAGAAGCCAATAGTCGAGGCCTCCCTCGCAGGGGCGCATCCACAGGCCGAGGCCTACCCTACCTCGGAGCAGACCTCTCCTGGGGGAGACCTCGACTTCTGGCACCTGCTTGTCCCATCCGGATGTAGCGATCCATAGCCGGCGGGCCTTGGAGGCAAGGGGCCGGTCAGGCCGGAGGGGCTTCATGTGGGCCCAACCGGATGCGACCGGCCCCTGTAAAGAAAATGCCCCGGAGGAACCGGGCGGGTTACCTCCGGGGCTGTCGTGGGGGGACGTCTGGTCCATGGTAGTGGCGGGTGTCCCCGTGTCAACCCGTCACTCAGAGCAGCTGGCCAGTGAGGAACTCGGTGAAGTACAGCGTCTTGCCATCGCGGCTCGCGTCGTACTTGGCCCGAAGCTTCACGCCAGTCGGAACACCATTGCCCAGCTTCTTGCTCACAGCCTCCATGTCGGCGGCGAGGTTGTTGGTGCTGGTACCGAGGATGGTGCGCAGGTGGCCCTTCAGGCGCTCGAGGTCGATGCGCATGCGGGTCTTGGCACCGTCGTCCGTCAACTGAGCCGGATTGCTCGGCAGGTTGAAGGCCTTGCCCTTGAACGACCGAGGATCGCTGGGGCTACCCGGATCGTCAATCATCTGATAGGTGAAGTAGATCAGATTGGACGGGAACACCTGGCCGTCCTTCTGCTTGAACTCGCCGTTGTCGGCCACGATGCCCGTCACCATGACGGCATGATCGCCAGCCTCGGGGCGCCAGCCAGCGGCCGAGCCCTCGGTGTTGGCCTCAGCCGACTGGTAGATCTCACTGAACGCATTGAACATGCTTGACTTGATCGACACGATGCAAACTCCTTGAAATGGGGGGTAAGAAGAAACGAGACACGGAACGAAGAACTGGAAGTTTAAGTTCCACTTAGTGGAAGGCGGAGGTGGGACACCGTCGAGGGCCCACCCCCACCCTTCCGGGGGATCGTCGTCAGGGAGCCAAGGGAGATTGGGTACTCCCATCACCCGTCATCGGGCATGTTAGCGAAGGCGGCTGTGCATCCATCCTGCGCTTGTTACGACCATTGGCTAGTCCCTGACGTGCACAGTAAAACACGGTCACGAGGTGGCGTCGTTGAACGCCTTCTCAAAGTCCTGCCATGCGGTTGGCGAGTTGGTGATGTCGATGTCGGGCAGCGGCTTGAGGGTGCGAGTGCGCACAAGTCGCATGTACCGGGGATCCGCGAACGCTAGGATCCTGCGGTTCTCTCGCTTGACGACCACCTTCTGCTGAGTGATCTGCTTGCCACCAATCGTCACGGTCACCGGTTCGGTGGTAGTGCTCTCCGTGGTCTCACACCTCATGGGCGCGATGATCTCCACGCTCTTGGACAGACGCTCCTTCAGGCCGGGAGGCAGGCTGAGATAGTGATCCTCCACCTTGCTGTGCTCCGAGATCTCAACCCACTCACGGCTGAGGTGCGCGATCATCCACACACCATATCCATGCTGCCTGAGTCGGTGAGCAATGTCAATGACCGAGTCATACAACTTCTCCCAAGCCGCTGGTCCATGGGCCTGCTCAAAGGTTTCCTTGCCCATGAGCCGAGCGACGTGGCCCTTCAGCATGCGGATCGCCGGCGCCAGTGTGTCGATCACCACCATCGAGGGGCGATCCATTCCCTTGTCCGCCAGCTCACACAGCTGCTTGATCTTTGCCTCTACCAGATCCCACGTCAGCGTGATCGGCTTGCCACCCACATCAATGGGCCGGCCATCCTTGCCGATGCCGGGCCACACCGTTGCATTGGCGTGGGGGGACACCGTGGCCGTGAGATCCAGATTCAGGATGAACGCGTCAGCGCATCCCTGAAACAGATAGGACTTGCCACTGTTCTGCTCACCGACCACCATGCCCCACATGTTCTTGAGGCTGTAGTGCGAAGGCTGCGTGAACCCCAAGCCGGGGAATCCCTTGGAGGGAGTGGCGCCGGTGGCCATTGTCTGGAACGTGCTCATCAGTTGAAGTCTTTCTGTAGTTCACCGAATGCATCGCCATAGCCACGAGGCCTGACAAAGTCGGTGGGTGATTCGTTGGCAAACTTTACCTCAAACTCCTCCTGGTCCCCGGCAGATGCCGGAGCCGGGCGGGCCGCAAGGCCGCCCGGCGCAGGCAGCTCGAGACCAATGATCCTGACTGTCCGCTCAAAGCGCACACCCAGTTGGTCCATCCACCCCTGGAACACGCTCATCGAGATGGAGTATCCGAACTCCTCATTGAAGAAGGAGAGGAAGTCCCCCCTCGAGTTGATGCGATCCTGGTATTTCGCGAACACCGCCTGAAGCTTGGGCTTCACGATAGTGTTGATGATGTCTGCAGTGAACTCCTTGAATTGGTTCTTCATGGTGTCTCTCACATTCTGCTTGTCGGGGTAGTCACCCATCACTGGTCTCCTCATCGCTGTCGGGCAGCACGGCGTCCCTTCGGACGATGGCCACTCCGTTCTGCCTCATGATCTCTGGCCACTCGGTGTAGGGCCTGAGCACGAAGTCAGAGTAGGGATCCTTCCTGCCTGTCTTTCCCGAAACACTTGCCGGCCAAGGGAACAACCCAGGGTCGGGGCGGAGCATCCGCCACTTGTTGACCATCGCAACCCGCGAAAGATACTGCCGACGCCACATCTTGTCCAACAGGGCCTCGCCACTTGTGAACGAAATGTTGACAACCGGAGCCGCCTGCCTCTCGGCTGCAAGGTGGGTGTACTCACCCGTACCGGTGTACCACTCATGGCACCGTTGCATGTAGTTCTCCAGCCGTGGCTCACCTTGGTACACCCGCTCATTGCGAGGCTCACCCTTCCGGGGGCCACTCTTGAAGGGGGTGGTGTCCAGCGTGTAGTCCCTGTCCTTCATGCCAAACTCGATGGTCGGCTTCTGCACGATCGCGTGCATCATTCCCCCCACCCTCACATCGGGAGGTAGCCCATGCTCCTCCCTGAACTTCTCCTGCCTGAGGTTGGCCTCAAGGATGTGGAGGTAGTGCTGGGTCTGCGGCTCGATCGTGCAGGACAGAGCGCGTTCGAGGGGGGACAGCGATGTGGTCTTGT